GGCTAGGTAAAATAGGCACTAATAAATTTGTACAGACATATGGTAATGAGGCATTTACTGGTTTAAATGAAGCATTAACTAAAAATACAACCATGGTAAATACTGAAGCTATACCAATGGTTAATCCTAATTTTTCGTTTACTGATGATGGAGATGATGATCCTAATCTACCTAGTGTTAAAGATCAACAAAAATCTAATAAACCAAAACAGGAACCACCTAAAAAACCAGATCTTGGTGAAGAGATTTTAACTAATGTTGCAATCAAAGAACTTGAAAAAAAAGTATCTAAAGAAAAAGATGTAAAATCTCAAACAGAAGAATTAGTAAGAGGCATAGGTGACAACAATCCACCTAGTCCGATAGATGATATTAATGATCAAACTGAAAAACTATTAGATAAAAAAGATACAAAAGAACTAACAACTCAAAATTTTTTAGATGATAAATTAATGGATGAATTGTTAGTAATGAGAGGCGGTATAAAAGGATTTAAGGAAAGAATGAGTGGCCCTATGGCACCTATGCCAGCTTCTACAAAAGCTAAAATGGAGATGGAATTACAGAATAAATTATTTGCTAAGTATAAAATAAATGAATATCCAGAAGGAGAAACTCCAGAAACAGTTACAAAAGAAAGGCAAGATTATTTAATACATACTTATAATAAAAGATTAGCTGCTATAGAATATATAACTTCTGTTGCTTATGATGTAATAGGCACAAAAGATAAAGACTCTCTACTTGTAGTAGATGAAGATGGCTTACCTTTAGCAGGTGCAAAAATAGCTATACCTGGATCTGGTAGAATTAATCAGAGTGATGTGTTTAGTAAAGATGCTCTAGTTATTGTTGAGGCAGGTAGTGTATTTAGAGAAGCAGGGGATCAGCTATTTAACGATATAATACAAAAAGCAAAAGATGAAGGTAAAAAATATGTAGTTGCTGAAGACTTAACTAGCGAAGGTGCATTACAGGCTATGAAAGATAGAGGATTTAGAACTCCTACTACTAAAGACACAAAAAAATTTAAAGGTAAAAAAATTAGAAGACCTAATGGTAGATCGGCAGTACAGAAAAATTTAGTATATATAATAAAATAAAAAGGGGAGCCGTATAGACTCCCCATTCACAGGCAACAACAAGGCATCTAGAGTATCTACTCTGGGTGCCTTTTTTTTTGGTCAACCAAATTCTTAAACTTTTTGTATGAGTTGTTTAATATCATCTTGTAGTTTTCTCCCCACAGCATTAGCATGATTAATTACAGCGGCACATAGATTACCATGATAAGGATAACCTTTTAATGCTTCTCTAACTTTACCTACAGGTTTACCACCATAGTCAATCACAATAGCATTATCTTTGTTTAGACCAATCTTTAATTCAAACAATATACCAGTGTACTTATCTAAATTATTTTTTTCTGACATCGCTTCCTCCATCAGTATTGACAGGTGTTAGTGTAGATAAAGAGTTCATAATCTTAACTACTTCACCGTATGGTCTTGTCATTAAATATCTCATAATATCCATTAGTTGTTCTGAATTTATAAAATATGTTTTTGATGTTTGGGGTGTTACTTTCTGTTTTTCTTCAGCCATTTATCCTCCTATTAAAATGGTATATCGTCTTCATTTGGATAGTGTTTATCAATCATACTTAACTTATCTTCTGCAGATGCTATAGCTTCTAACTGTTTATCTATCTCATGTACAAACTGTGGGTGTTCCCCTATACCTACAGATTTATTTAGATAAACTTCTATAGTAACTTTAGCTACACTTATATCTGCTTCATACTTTTTTCTAAGTGCTTCCATAAATGCATCTCTCATTATTGCCCTCCTTTAAATTGATAGTATTTATCTTCTACTAATGCCTCATCACTAAGATAAGGATTAGACTTTGCAGATTCAGATTCTCTTGCATCTCTAATAGTTTGATTCAAAGTTCTACCCTGTCTCAAACAACCTGCAACAAAATCTTCTACCTGTATTATTGCCTGCTTTACTTGTCCCATATTTCTACCTCATTTATTAGTTTATTTAAATACCAGTTTGCTTTCTTTAGATCTTGTAAAGGATTACCTTTAAACTTAAATCTACCAACATACTTAATTATGTTACCTTTCAGATAACCTGCAAACTCATCACTAGTCATATAATCTTTTATAACTTCAATAGTTTCTCTATTGCCTTGTTTATAATGATTAGGATGATTTACAGGATCATCTGTACCCACAACATAATTATCTTCAGACTCAAGAATGTATTTGTTACCATTATACATTATCTCTTTTTTAACTTCTGCCATACTCTCTCCTAATAGTTTTAATATCAATTGTCTCAAGATTATAATTACCATCTTTAACTTCTCTTTTAACAATCAAACCACTCCACCACATATGCTGAGTATCTCTTGCAAAATGCTCATCATGATTTAGATAACACCCTGCTGATAATCCATGTAGCTTTTTACCATTTGGTAGTGTAGATATAGCATAATCTAACAAATGGCTATGACCCACTGTAGCAGAAACTTTATGTTTTGTCAAGAGAGTTCTGCCAATATTTTCTCCAGATATAGCTGATCCCATAACACCAGAAGGAAAGTGATGTGCATAGTGAATACCATCTACAACTTTCATTTGCTTGTAAGGTACTTCTTGCCAACCATACTTCTTAAATTGTAGATCAGATATTTTCATAGTACCATCTAACTCTGGGTTTTCATCCACGAATCTATCAATTCTATCTTCATGATTACCATGTAGCATTATCTTCCTAGGCTTGTGTTTACCTAAACCTTTATTAAATAAAGCTAATGCTTCATGTGAATGCTGCATATCTTTCTGATATCGTCTGCCTTCAAATGATTTCTTTGCTCTATCATAAGTAGATAGAGAATCCATACTACAGAAATCACCCATACATATTACATGAGTAACTTTAAAGTCTGCAGCCAGTCTACCTGCCCATAAGAATCTATCATTGCTTGCTTTGGGTGTGCAATGAGGGTCACCCATAACTAAGTGCGTTGCCATTAGTTTAACTCCTTGTCTCGTTTCTTTTTTAAGTATTCAAGAAAATCAATAACATTAGATTCGTCATCAAATTCTGCAACAGAACTTATAGACATAGTATTGTTTTTCTTTTTATCTTCCGCAAAACCACGAAGGCCCCATAGAAACGTTGAATGAGGGTCGGTAGTTGCCATTTTTATCATGCCTCTAGCTATAGTAGAACATAATTCATATTGTTCTGTGGACATTTTAGATTTGCTATCCATAATAATACCACAATTAAAACCTTTTTGCCAAGGTGTAATTATAACCTTGATTGCATTTATTGCACTAATCTTTTCTTTCTTTTTCATTCCAATACCTGTTATAGTTTTCACTATTGTATTCTAATACTTTGTGTTCAAATCCTCTTTTCATACTAGACTTACCAAAGTGTTCTGCTTTAATTTCATCATCAAATAAAGTGTTAGTAAATAATTTATAGTCTTCATCTTTCTTACTTTTAAATACTACAAAGTATAAATGCATATTGTAAATATTAAAAGAGTCAATGGTGAATAGACCCCTCAAACTATCCACCACTAAACTCTTCGGTTTCCTCCTTAGGATTTGTAACAGAAGTGTACCAAACCCATTTAGGATTTTTACCTTTCGATTGCTGTTGTGGTAACAACTGCAATTTATCGCTTCCCCAACAAGGAAGTTTGTATGGGCAATAAGAACACACAAAGCCCAAAACTCTATTACCAGTAGGTTTACTTCTAAATGTTTCTGCTATATCATCATAGCATCTTTTAAAAGGTTTACCTTCTTTGATTGCTTTTATATTATCTTTAGCTGCATCCAATGCTTTCTTTTTATATTCACTGTGTTGTTGTGGAGTCTCACAAACAGTCCATTCACCTGTTGATTTGTTGATAGCTATCCAGCCACCAAAGTTTTTTTTCTGACTCTCTCCATATAAAAATCCCTGTGACGCATAACCAAAGGAATCTTCTTTGACAACTTCAGTAAAACCTCCTGCTTCACCAAACTTTTTTTCAAAGGAATAAGGTGACGCACTCTTAATATCCCATATTTTCTCATCGATCTCAACATCTTGTCTACCCTCAATTGAGTCTCCATTAAACTTGTATGTAACTTTTTTCTGCTCATTTTTAACATCTACTCCTGCTGATTTCATTACAAATATAGCTAGTGCTTCAATCAAATCTCCAAAAGTATTTCTCATTTTATTATTGTAAGGTTGTCCTTCACCTTTAATACCTTTAGCTTCCATCTGTAATTGACACAATGGTCTACCTACATTTGACATTCTTAATTCAAACTTAGAACTTCTCTCTTCTTGAAACTGTTTTAGTAAGGCGTTTTTACACGCCTCACCAAACTCCTCAACAAGTTTCTCATCTAGCTTAGATGGTTTTTTAGATACTGAGTCTAAGTATTGCTGTACTTTTAAAAGTATAGTATTCATTACGAAGCTAATACTTTTTCTGGTGAATCAATATCATCAACAATCTCAGCATCTATTTTATCAGATGCAGATGACTGCTTTGCTTTAGCACTATTATAAGCCTCAATGACTTCAGCATTCTCAATGTCAATAGACTCTTGAAACACTTTTAATGTTTCCATATC